AAGACGGATGAGCTGAGATTGCCGTATGACCGAGCCTTTACGACGTATCAGCGCCGCACGGCGTTCTATGCATCAGTCAATGCTCGCGAGTTCTTGACGGACACGTCGGGGAATCGAAGATTCTGGGTACTCGCGGTCAAAGACATCAATGTGAATCATGGTGTCAACATGCAACAGCTCTGGGCCCAGGTCAAAGACACGATGTATGTGCAAGGCCAGAAGAATTGGTTTCTATCACCGGACGAGCGGGAGCTGTTACAAGACAGCAACGAGGCGTATCGAACACAATCGAGCGTTGAGGATCTGATCTTAGAGAACATCAATTTTGGCAGCACATATACCAAGCCTGTGCAGATGACGAAGCTGTTGCGCGATTTGGGCATTAAGGCCCCGAGGATGCCAGACTTCAAAGAAGCGAATCGTGTGTTACACGAAAGAGGCATCGAGCCGCGCAGATCAAATGGGAAGAAGATATATGATCTCGATTACACCGCTGTTGACGATGGCTTATCGAGCGGATCCGGGAGTAATTGGAATGATTAAGGTATATGTAGGGGATTGCCGAGAAACGCTCAAGAACTTAGCAGATCAGAGTGTGCATACTTGTATTACGAGTCCACCTTATTATGGTTTGCGTAACTATAATGACCAGGATCTACAGATAGGTATGGAAGAGACGCCTGAACAGTTTGTGGATAACTTAGTCCAGGTATTTCGTGAAGTGAAACGTGTGTTACGCGATGATGGGACGTTGTGGATAAATCTGGGTGATACTTATGGCGAACAAAATGGTAAAGGTTTCAACACTAATAAGAATGAAGGTTATACAAACCGAGTACAAGATATGCAATCTCAATATGGCGATATAAAAGTTAAAACAGGTCTGCCACGCAAGAACTTACTTGGCATACCGTGGCGAGTTGCCTTTGCATTACAGGCGGACGGCTGGATCTTAAGACAAGACATCATCTGGCATAAGCCTAATCCCATGCCAGAGAGTGTCACGGATCGTTGTACCAAATCCCATGAATATATATTTTTATTAAGCAAACAGGCCAAGTATTACTACGACAACGAGGCTATCAAGGAGCTGTCTAAATTTCCCAATGGTCCAGATAGTCCACAAAGTATAAAGAAAGGCGTTGGTGACGAAGGCATGGAGGTCAGATCTGGACTATCGAAGATAGGTGCGCTTGAAAAGCGAAATAAACGATCTGTGTGGACTGTTACGACTAAGCCTTATAAGGAAGCTCACTTCGCTACATTTCCGAAGGATCTGATCGTGCCTTGTGTGCTTGCTGGATCCCCGGAGGGTGGTGTTGTGTTAGATCCGTTCGGTGGATCGGGTACGACTGGGCAAGTCGCTGATGGTTTCAACCGCGATGCGATCCTGTGTGAACTGAGCCAAGACTATGTAGATATAATGAAAAGAAGGCTGGATATAGGCCAAGATATGTTCACTGAAATGGAGATCATCGGAGATGAAAACAGTGCATAGTACACTGATTTGGGCAGCTGGGTGTTGTAGTGCTTGGTGGTGGATTGTGTGGATATGTGCGAATAGTTGCATGAATATATATATTTATGTGTAAGTTTATAGTAGAAGGGTATAGCAGAGGGTATAGTAAAGGGTATGCTGAAAGCCTTTATCTATGCGGTTTATAGGTCTTATTAGTGTATAGTGTATATATATATAAACATATTATTAAATAGTGGTTATAAGACTGTATTCTTATGGGTTACACAGCGGGTATTTAGAAGTGGCTATACACTACCCTCTGTGCACTGATCCAAAAGTTAAAATAAGGTAAGATTAAGTTATGCCAAAAAGAAAGCCCAAGAAACCAATGGTTAATGCACCGCTTCAATTCGAGAAGGATGAGGAGCATAAGTTGACCGAGATGCAAGTCAGCTTTGTCTGGCATTACACCGAAGGTGCATGCGGTATGACCGAGGCGGCCAGAAAAGCTGGGTACGAGTTCCCAAGTCAAGCTGCCAATAAAATGTTAAACGGCAAGGATTATCCGAATGTGGTTAAAGCCATCCGGATTAAACAGGATGAGCTGCGAGAGAAGTATGCCATCACTCCACAAAAGACCGGGACGATGCTGTGGAAGATCATGGAAAGTGCTTACGATAATGGACAATTTAATGCTGCGGTTTCAGCGATCAAAGAGCTGAACCAGCTCGGCGGACTGTCAATCAATCGGTCGCAGAACATCAACATCAATGCCAACCTGGAGAAGATGTCGAGAGATCAGATCAAGGAAAGATTGGGTCAGCTGCTCGGATCTAATGCTTCGACTTACTCCGACAAGGATAAGTAAAGAATAAACTTCGTTCTGGGCCTCGCCCGGTCGGAAGCTCCAATTTTTTTGTAAAAAAACAAAAAACGCCCTAAGTCCTTGATATTATTGACTTTTTTCCTATTGCAACCTCTAATATTTATATGCAACTATGTACAAACTGTGAGCACAACAGTAACGGCTGCCGATCCGTTGCCAGCTCACAGCATATGCGCCGCGATCTCGCAGCCCTTTGGCTACGGGGCTTGGAGTCCCTAGGATCCGTTTTTTCCTGGGGCCAAGTTTTATTAGGGACCCCTACACCCCAAATTTGGCGCTGGCTATGGCGATGGTAAATATAACTAAGTTAGATACATTGAATCACCAGAAAAAATGATTCCTTAGATTTGTAATTTTGTATTAACTTTTATAAACTCGTTTAATGCCGATCAACTCAAGAAACAAAGGCGCTCAGTTCGAGCGAGACATAGCCAAAATTCTTAATGGTTTCTTTGTCGACAACGAAATTGATTACGAGACAAAAAGGAACCTAGATCAATACCAGCAAAAAGATCTATGCGATCTAAACATTCCCTTTCATGCAGTTGAATGTAAATTCTACAAAGAAGGCGACTGGATTAAATCCGCTTGGTGGAATCAAGTGTGTGACAGCTCCGGCGATAAGATCCCGGTATTGATCTTCAAATACAACCGAAGACCGATCCGAGTGTGCATACCTTTGTACGCAATTAACCTAGATTGGCCGCATGAAAACGACAAGATCTGTGTCATGTCGATGGATCATTGGCTGGAAACACTGAAAACCAACTGGAAAGACTATGAGCAGCAACAATGATGGAGTTTGCCATAACAGCGGCGATTCTTGTTGCCATCTGCGGAATACTTGCAACAAAAGATTGAAAACCAACTGGAAAGACTATGAGCTCAGAGAATCTACCTAATCACGGAGTCACAGGCCTCAATGTTGGCCAGGATCACGTCGATTCTTTTATGGATTATCTGGTTAATGCCGAAAAAGAACCCGGTAGGATCCATACACGCGGTGAAAAAGTGGAAAAAACGTCGATCCGGGACGCTGAGATCTACCCGATTGATGAAAAACAGGTCCGTTTGTACGATATTTTGAATAAAATCGCTGTTTCTGCCAATAAATACTTCAAATACGACATATCTGGCATCGAAAGGGCCCAGATTATCCACTATAAGGCGCCTTCCAATGGATATAGCTACCACATTGACATTGGGCCAGAAGGAACAGCAGCTCTACGCAAGATCAGCATGAGCTTGCTGCTGAATGAAGAGTATGAAGGCGGCGAGATATGCTTTCGATCCAGCGAAGAGGAGAGTTGTACGCGGCCGAAAGCGGGCGAAGTCGTTGCTTTCAGCTCGTTTATCTCACATAAGGTGAATCCGATCACCCAGGGCGACAGATATGTGGTGGTTGCTTGGTTTACTGGTCCTCCTTTTAGATAAATTTTCCTTGTGATAGAATTTTTACATGGCTGACAACGATAAAAACGTATTTGGATCTTTACGCAATTTTATTGCCGAACAAGCACAACGTAAACTTGAAAGCGACATGATGCTTAATGAAGCTCGACGTTCAGCTGCTGAAAAGCTAACACCCACCAAAGCACAAGCAGCCTGGATAGGCAGTATATTTGCACCGGGATCAGCGGGCCTTGATGCAGCCGGGAAGTTTCCAGAGTTTCCGTCGTCGGATGTTGATTTAGTGGATGCTTTTTCTGGCGATCCCATGCCCGGTATCTCTGAAAACATTGCAGCTGGAGGCATCGATCGTTATTTAGTAGCTCCCCTACAAGGCTTGGGAGTTTTGGGAGATGCTGCTTATGCAGCACCCGTTGTTGGCCCTGTTCTTGGACCAACTGTGGGTTCTGTCTTAAAAGGAGTAGGTGCTTTAAGTGCTGTGCCAGCAGCGATAAGTAAAGCAAAGAAAACCACCACAGGCATCGAGGCACTAAAAGGCACAGACGCAACAAAAGCTGCGCTGAAAGAAAATTTAGATAAATTTGCTAAAGACCAGTACAACTTTGTATCTCCATCTTTGGAGGCTTTACTAAAAAGCGCACCGCCAAACCTAAAAGGCAAACAAATCACTGAATGGCTTAATGCCAACGCGAACAAAGGCGTCAAACCCAAAGAGTTAGAATATTTAGGTGTAGATGAGTTTGTTGCTACCAATCCCAAAGCTACTCTCAATGAAGTGGTTGAGGGTGTCAGCGGCAATAAAGTTGTGGTCGGAAAAAATACTTACAGAGGCAGCTCTTATGGACAAGCTAATGTTGAATTTGAAGTCACAACTCCAGAATTAGATCCGCTAGATGGCACTCCTTTGCATCAATTTCAATCAGAAGATTTACTAGATGCGGTCAGATCTGGCGATGAGTTTGAAGTAGAAGAAGTAGTTACTGCTTTCAATCAAGCAAATCCGCAATCCAATGTAAAAACGATTGATGAAATAGAAAATTTTTTAAAAAGTAAAGGCGAAGATTTTGAGGATTTTGTAGATAACATCGCTAAAGCTAGATACCAAGATAACCCCTACGAGCTAGTCCAACCTGTGCAAACACAAGGGATAGAGGGCCCGCTTGAAGGTTATTTTGCTTTCGGTAACGATGATGTAGGCTATCAAATTTTTATTGGAGGTCAAAGAGCAACGGATCCAGATAATATTCCTTACAGTCGTGCCGAAGCACAAATACAATTACAGACAAAATTAGAAAATGACAACCTTTTAGACATTGTAGATGAAGGTGCACGTTACAAAAATTATATAGATGAAACACTACCCGGCGGTGAAGATTACCGAGAGATTGTGTTTACTTGGGAAAACGCTCCAACCGAACATGGCGTACAAGACCATTTCGACGAGCTCAGCCAAATATCTCACGCACTGGTTCGTAACAGAAAACTAGCCGACGGCAAAAAAACCTTACACGTCGACGAGCTGCAATCTGATTTGCATACCAAAGGTTCCAAAGATGGTTATGAATTACCCACGAAAGTTAAAAAGCAAAAAATTGATAATGTAGAAAAATTTTTAGAGGGCAGTGGTCAAACCATGAAACCACCAAAAAGTTTACAAATTGATACACTAGTCGACAATGTAATATTTGTAAGAGATGGCGATGAATTTTTAGGTACTTTTCCTATTTTACAAGTAGAGGGTTTAGCAAATGAGCTTAAAAAAGGCAGAATAACAAATTTTGGTTCTGAAACTGCTAACGCTATGGTAAAAAATTTAGGAGCACAAAAAATTTATGAACTAGAAAAACTTGTAAAACCTTTAGCTGAAAGCCAAAGAGCTGTCCCCAACTACCCTTTCAAAGACGACTGGTATGCCATGTCAATAAAACAACTGCTCAAAGACGCGATTGACGAGGGTTCCGATGCTATTTCTGTATCAAGCTCCGCTCCAATCAAAGCGAGATATTCCGATCAGTACAGCAAGTTTTATGAAACTTTATACGATCGAAAGATACCTTCGGCCATGAAAAAGCTGGCAAATAAATACGGCGGTAAGTTTGAGAAAGGTGGTTTGGATTATGAAGATACTTTCAATCCGATCATAGGAGATGATGCCAGTTCCGGGGCGCAAGAAAATTTCCTTAATCGCTACGAAACTCCAGAAAATGAAAATATGTCTATATCTGAACTGTTAGACGAAACCCTAGCGCCTAATCTTAAAACCAACATCATCCGCATCACCCCAGAAATGAAAGCAAAAATACTGGAAGAAGGTTTACCGAGCTTTGCGTTTGGTGGCCCTGTATTCAAACCTTTTTCAATCGACAATATCGATATATTTAATCCTTAGTATCTTTCTCTAGGATCTCTTTTTTTTTGGCCTTGAAAGCCAAAATCAGCTTGTCATAAAGACCGGGATTCATACGCCGCATTGTTTCTACTGCTTTTTTATTGTCCAGATAATGCGACTCCAGGTTCTCGATTGATTGCTCTGGCATAAAAACCAACATCGTTTGATAAATGTTGTCAGCAATATCGAATCGCTTTGATTTCTTATCGGTGAAATCCATGATTGGGATGCTGGCCATTATTTATTCCAAAGTGGGAAATCGTATTTTTCTTCTACCAGTCGATTGTAAACTTCTCTGCCTTCTTCTCTTGTGTAGGGTGTAACAGTTTCTCTGCTGTTTTCGTCGTACCACTCCCAAAAAGTTGGTACATTAATTTTCTTCTTAGCTCCACTTTTCATAAGCAACTTCCACCTCATCTTTCTCATAGTAATTAATTTCATTGGTTTCTTCATCTAAGAATTTAACCTTCCCATTATTATAGCCATAAAAGTAACCATAAATCGCGTGTCCGAGTAAACGTAATCTTTGCCCTGGTGCCAGCTCATGTGTTTCCATTTTTATTCCTATAATATTCTTCAATTAAATGTTCCGCTTCTTCGTTGGCTTTATCCGCCAGCTCGTGCAAAGCATCGATCTCTTTGAGCAGCGCATCTTTTTCCAAAAGATTCGTGATCCCTGGGATCCGATCCTCCAGCTCCTCAATTCGCATGTTGCACAACATACGAAATTTCTCAGCCACGGCTTGCAGCTCTACTTTTCTTTTTTCGTCTTTACTCATCGATTCTTCCAACCAGCTCTTGATATTTTCTTGGATCGGACAATCCGCTGTGAAATCTTGGCAGCAACCAAGCAATGATCCGCACCCTTCGATTGATGCCAGCCAATATTTTTTTCCCATCCGGGCTCTTAATAAATTCCATCTCTTCTTTGGTTCTCATGTCAGCTCCCTAATTGATCCATTCGGGCAAGCCAAATGGATATTTCATTGCGAGCTTAAATTTCTCTCGGTCCAGCTCATCGGTAATGATGTTTTCAATGATGTCCGTAATCGTATCTTTGTCGGTAAAATGATACTTGGCCATCAGCTTTGGAATGATCTCTTCGTATAGTTTCATATCGGCTCCTAAAATAATTTGTAAATAGAGTATATTTCTTTTGATAAATAGTTGCAACTATTAATATTTCTGTTACTCTTGTGTTGTGAGTAACATTTATATAGGAGAAAAAAATGAA